AGATAAATGAAGTTGTATTTGTGTAACTAGATTGATTGCTAGCACCATCAAGATAGTAAGTTACGCCTGAAGAAATTATTCCACCAACGACTGTGGTTGCGCTAAATATTAATGGGTGATTATCGTTTGTGTTGTCACTTTGATCAAATCTTAAAGTTGCACCGTTTACCCAGGAGACTGTTCCTGGTCCTGTAGAATTTCTAGCACCATCTAAGTAAAAGACATTGCCAGTGCCTCCTCCGTAGAGGCTGCCCGATGCTACGGTTACGGTGTAAGTTTGAATGGCCATGACACCGGGCTCCTAATTATGCGATTCTGATTATAGCTTGTGTGTTGTTTGGATTAGGAAACTGAATCGTAAAAGTTCCTGACGTAGCTGTTTTATCTGAGCCAAAGTCCAATACACAAACAGATTTGTTACTGTTTGAAGTGTTATAAATTAAAGCACCTCTTGCTGTTAATGTTACACCTGTAAAAGATAAGTCTGAAAAATCTACGAAAGCTACTGTGCCTTGTGTTGAAACAAGAGCATTAACCAATAATCCTCCACCTTGCGTGTACTGACCAGTATTTGCAACTTGGTTTCCAGTACTATCTCCTGGATAAGCTGTTGTATCTGCTCCAATAGATGCTTGTGAAGTGTATAAAGCTAATTTAAATTTATCACCCGATGTAGGAGTGAAGTCATGCACAGCTTCAAGAATTTCTTCTTTGAAACTATTTGTAATTGCGTTTGTTGTTATTGCCATTTTATTCTCCTATAAATTTATGGTGATGGTGAATCTATTTTAACTCTAGGAACACCATCTGTATATTGACCTCTACGTCTTGAGCCCATTTGCTCTAACGCAAAAGCTTCTAATGATTTATCATACCTTGTTTTATATAAGTTGTACATATCTAGCGGACCTTTTAAATAAGAAAAACACTCTACCAACACTCCGTAAAGTAGAAGATTCTCATATTGATCTGAAAGCATTGTGCTTGTTGTCGAATCAAAATGTGGTGCATTTTTAATATATTGTATTTGAATTGGTAAAGCCGAAGCTGGTGTGGGTGCAACAATGATATTCTTATCATTGTAAGTAGCATAATATTTTGGTTGCCCTTGAGTTCCAGTAGGGTTAAACTCAGCTATAAAAGTTTGATCTCTTTTTTCTAAGAATATTTCAGTCCCTCCGTCAGTTATTTTTACTGCTCTTAGATATTTAAGATCACCTGGGAGGCTAACAGCTCTATTAGCAGCGGTAAAGTTGGAATTAGAAAACTTTCTCAAATCATCATAGTCTACTTTGCTAGCAATATCTAACTCTGTATTTTTAATGAATTGATCTAACAAGGTATCTGATAAAACAGTGCTACTTACTTCAGTGTAATTTCTTACTTGTGTTAAAAAATTTGTATAAGTTATAGCCATTACGATATATCCACAGTTACAGGGTTAACTAAACATGTAGCTTGTCTTCTTCTATTTTGTAAAGATGGATCTCTAGGTTCCATACTTTGTTGACTAGTATCAAGACCATTTGTGTTTATTTCTGTTGTAAAAGTTTGAAAAGCAAAATCTCCTGGCAAAGTTAAATTTGCAACACCAACAGAGGCTCCTCCTGAATCTGAAAATGTGCCATCACCATCAGCTAAAAACTTTTGATCTGGTTGTTGAAACTTTATATTTCTAGGATTTTGCAAAGCAATAGCATCACTGACCGCATATCGTCTTCTTATCTGTGGTTGTTTAGATTCATACTCTGAGTTATGCACTAAAGATCCATTCCACTCTTTTACCATTTCATCGTATGGAAAAGCCATACCTGATCTATCTGATATTGCTAGTGACCTTTTGCCTGATGCGTATTTTGCCATAATTATAATCCGTTAGGATAAAAAGATTGTGGTGTTATAAATGTAGATGTTCTTTGACCATCCTCATCTAACGCCCTTTTCAATTCATCCTCATATATTAATTTATTTTGTTGTACTAAGTTTGGATTTTTTTTCATAGCTAAATAATAAGCTAATCCAGAACACATGCATGGTAAAAATCTATAAGCTACGTCTGCTTGATTAGTGTAAGCTCCAGCATCTTCAATTCTTTTTACGATATAATATTTTAAGGTTGTATAAGTATTTAAATCAGGTGCTTGATATAAAAATATTTTGGGATTTATTTGTCTTTCAACATAGTATTGAGATGGCTGACCTGTTGCTAACTTATTAGGTAATGCAGAGTATGTAGATCTGTCAATTTTAGTTAAAGATACATCCTGTGTGTTTGAAGTGTTAGACGCAGCAGCTGTTGATGAAACAAAAGCTTCTAATACATCACTAGTTGTTGAAGGTGTTGCATATTCAGCTTGTCCAGAAACTAAAGCGTTTTCAACTAGAGCAACTTTCCATAAATGCACTCCTCTATTACCCCATTCAGAAAATAATAAATTTAAACTTCTTCTAGCAGATCTTAAATCATAACCTGCATTAGTCCGAATAGCACATCTTTCGTATGCTTCTTCAATAATTTCATCTATGTCTAAATCAAATGCTGTTTGTCCTGATGTTGCCATTAAATAACTCCTCTATAATAATCTACCATACCACCCATTTCTCTTTTTAAAATAGTTTTTACGTTTGTTGGTTTACCACCTACTCCTTGTGCTTTAGCTCTTTTCCTTGCAACGGCACTCCGCCTCTGGGATTCTGTCATCCTTGCTGCTTTGGCAGCAGGCACGCACTTTGGATACTTCCGTTTTCGATCCGCTGCTAATTTTGAACGGCCACACTTTGCATAAGAACCATCTTTTCGTTTGCTCCCAATATCTACCCAATTTTGTCTGAACCATTCTTTCAATCCTCCTTTTTTCATACCTGCAGGAACACAGTTAGGGACTAATTTACCACCTTTTTTTTTCATACCTTTTTGTTCATAACCTACCCAACAAGTACCTCGTTTGGACATTAGATCATTCCTTTATAATACTTCTCGTAAGATTTGTTAGAAATTTTCTTTCCGTCTATTTCACTTTTAATGTAAGAGCCCATATAACCGCCTTCGTTTGCTTTTATCATAGCTCCTTTAGCTGCTGGTTTGGGTCCTCTGAAATCTTTTTTTCTAACTCCAGATGGATCTTTAATTTTACCAGCACAAATTTTACTAGCGTATGCGTTAGCATATGCTGAGGGATATACCTTGAACTTACGCTTAGCTGCTGCTTTTCCTCTAGGACATAGTTTTGTCATTTTGTTCTCCTTTTATAGTGGCCACTTTGAGAGATATTTTCTCCTTTTTGCGGTCGTACAACTTTTTTGATTTTAACACTTTAGGTCTGTAAGTTCTAGACCTTACGAGTTTTGCGAATGGATTCTTTGGCGTTTTTTGCAATTTTTACCACCTCATTTTTTCCCATTACTTTAGCACGTTGCTCCATAACAGTTAAGATCTGTATTTTCCTTGCAAAAGGTTTATTTACGTTTTTCACTTTTTTTACAGTAGCTCTAGCATCTGCTGGGGTGGCAAATTTTATACCTACAGTATCTCGTGGGTTCTCATCAGTATATAATCTTCTACCAGTCCCTTTAGGCTTCTTTCCAGTGCCTTTTTTAGGATCAGCCACGTTTCATATCCTTAATATGTTTTTTTATTATCTTAGATTGTCTTTTGTGAAGTTTGGATGCTTTGCTTAAAGCAGAGGCTACTTTTTTTAATTTACCATTTTTCATACCACCTTTTGAAAAAACTTTCACTTTTCTTTTTTCTCCACGAGCTCCTCGTAGTTGTCCTTCAACTTGTTTTGTCATTTGTGATCTTCCTATTGGCATATTATTTCAACCATGGTTTATAAACAGTCTTACCATCTTCTCTTAAAGCACGCAACCATTGTTGTCTATTTTTGTTTCTAGAATAACTGCAATGAATCCAACCCGACGATGGTTCACCATCTTTGTAAAATTCTAAGATCCCCTGGTCTACTTCTAGATTATCCCTAATCCAACGGGCTAGTTCTCTATTATCTACACCTGGTATTTCAAAATCAGCTGCAGCCGCCTCATCATCAGCAACATGTTGACTATTTACACTGCTACCTATTTCAACACATAATTGAGCGCAACGAAAACCACTAGATATTATTAAAGGTTTGTCGAAGTGTGAACGTATTGGTTGTAAAACATTTACTGCAAGTGCTTTTAAATTTTCTATTTGTTCAGGTCTAGGATTATTATCAATACCTTTTCTTTCAGCTACTTGGCTTTTTGTTAATTCATCTAAAGTTATGTTTGCCGTCAATTTCATTTTTTCTCCTTTATTTTGTAAAACATGTCATCGGTATCATCTGTCACCCAATCTTTGTTTTCGACCGACCACTCTGTAGTTTGCACTTTATAGTCTGGCCAAGATCTGTCAGTAGTATAGTTAGAAACGCTCCAAAGGATACGATTATTAGGCTGAGCAGCATAATTACCGTTATCAAGTGCCAAAATGTGT